TCGAAAGGCAAGAAGTACTGACCATGCCGTTCGTGCCGTTCAAGAAGGGTGAGGGCGGCAAGGCTCAAACAGCACCTTCAAAAAAGGGTAAGCCCGCGAAAACCCCCAAAGACAATCCCTTTGCGACCAAAAAGACACGCAGGAGTCCTTGATGCCGCCTATCAAACGCACGGGTAATACGAGCGGTGGCCGTGTCGGCAAACCCACGAGCGTCGTCCACAAGACGCCCGCGCCCAAGAAAGCGCCCACCCGAATCAAGTGCTGAGCTTGTTTCACAGTTTCACAACCGCCTTACGGCAGGGAGCGTGAAAGAGTGAAACTGTGACTACCGCCGAGATCCCAGGTCTGCAGGGGCTGGAGTTTGCCCGCCTGGGCAAGGCCGCCTCCAAGGAGAAGGGCTTCCTGGCGGACTTCCTGGAGCGCGCCGACGCGCGCCTGGTGCCGTTCACCCAGATCACGCCCGAGGAGCGGCTGCGCGTTTTCGGCGAGTTGAACTACCGCCCGCACGGGCTGTACGTGCCCGAGGACCACGACGCGCGGCTGGATCTGTTCGCGCGGGCGCGCGAGTGCGGCAGCCTGGCGCTGCCTGACGCGCGGCTGCGCGCGTACTTTGCGCTGCAGGACGAGACGGCGCAGTGGGAGCAGGACGGCATCGTGGGCCACTGGATCGGCCAGCAGGCGCTGGCGCGCTCGCGCGCGCGCTTCCGCATCGTGGCCTGGGGACGGCGCGGCGGCAAGACCACCCACGCGGCGATGGAGGCCGTGGCTGCCGCGTACAACCGCCCCCGCGCCTGGATCTGGCTCGCCGCGCCGACGATGAAGCTTGTATCACGCGGCTTCGACAAGGTCATCGAGACGATCCGCGACCTGGGCCTGCAGACGCGCATGCTGCGCGACTCGGTGCAGGAGAAGCTGGTCGTGCTCGACAACGGAGCCCGCCTGGAAGGCATCTCGCTGGACAACATCTGGTCCGCCGCTGGCGCGGCCATCGACCTGGCGATCATCGACGAAGCGGCGCAGGTTACTCCCGAGGCGTGGACGCGCGCCATCCTCCCACCGCTGACCGACCGTAACGGGCAGGCGCTATTGATCTCCTCGTGGGAAGGTGAGGGCGACTTTTTCCATACCAAAGCCCTGGATGCGCGTGCGGAGATGTCCAGCCACGGCACTGAGGCCAGTTGGGAACTCTTCCAGGACGCGAGCTACGACATCAACTTCTTCGCTTTTCCGCAGGGGCGACATACCCCGGCACTCGTACAGGCGCAGAAGGAGATGGACCCCATCGAGTTCCTCGAACAGTTCGGCGGCATCCCGGCAAGCGCTCGTGATCGGGTCTTTCCGGAGTTCAAGGAGAAGGTCCACGTAGGGGACTGCCCGTTCAATCCGGAGTTGCCGATCACTCTGGCGGTTGATCCCAGCGGCGGCTCCAACCCCTATGCGGTACTCGTTATCCAGACCTATCCAGACCACCACGAGATCATCGACGAGTTCTACCAGACGCATGTATCGACGGAGGAAATCATCCCCCAGCTTGTGCAGCGCCCCTGGTGTGACGCCGAACGGATCAGCAGCGAAGACGCGCTGATGCCACGCTTCGAAGTGCGCAACGTGACGGATGTGATCGTTGACAGCGCCCAACCCGAGGAGATGCGCCGCTGGGAAAAGATGGGCTTCCCTGCCTACAGCGTACCGGAGAAGCCTGAAATCTGGGAGCGGCTGCCACTCGCCCGGAATGTGCTCAGGGATCCGGTACGGTTCTACTACTTCTACCGCAAACGGATCAATCTGGTGCTGGCGGAAATGGGGCTGCAGCCCGATACGGACTACATTCTCCCGCCCGAGGAGCAGCGTGCGCTCCTCATCCAGGTCGAGGAATCGCTGGCCGACGACAAGCTGTCGGGGGAAACGCTCAACTGGCTCAGGTCGTGTGCGCATGTGCAGGTTGACCGCCACTGTACGGCGACCATTCTGGAGTTCAAGAGCTACACGTACAACAAACGTCGGAACCTGAACGTCAACTTCCAGGAGAAGCCCAAGGACTGGATGAATCACTCTATGGACGCCTGGGGCTACTACATGTGGACGATGCACCGCTTCGACAACGAGGAGGCGCCCATCTCGTACAACTACCTGGAAGCCATTGTCAGCGCGGGTGAAGAAGAGGTTGACCGGCGCCAGGTGGGCCTCGACCAGGCCACGCCGCCGCAGGGTACGCCGCAGGCGCGCATGCGCACCTTCCTGGAGGACGTCCGCCCGCCCGAGGTAGACAGGCTGGCCGCGTATAGCTATCTTGCGAGTGCCTGATGCCTGATTTCCGCATCGACGAGATGCCCACCTTCAACGACATGCGCTACTGGGCGGACCACCTGCAGGCGGAGTGGGGGGATCTCGATCAGGAGCAGGAGGCCGAGGCCGACCTGTACTTCCAGGCGTTCGACGTCGAGAGCCCTGGCGGCCGCCTGGCGGTCAAGACGGGCAGCGCGCCGTCGGATGCCGACGCGGCCATCGACAGCCTGGTGCCGCCGGACGTGTCCGTGCACGTGCGGCCTGCCCGCGCCCGCGAGAAGTATCGCCAGCAGGCCGACAAGCTGACGCGCTTCGGCAAGGCGATGATCTACTCCTGGCGGCGGCGCAAGGACTTCGTGCGCCAGATCGCGACGGACATGGTCATCCAGCGTGTCGGCGTCGGGCGGGTCATGGTAGACCGCACGCTATGGCCCGAAAAACCTGGCGACTTGCGCAGATCGCACGAACCGCCCGCGCGCGCCGCCGACGAATCACAGGAAGCCTACGACGCGCGCGTCGCGGCGTTCGAAGAAGACAACGAGGAGGACGCCTGGGAGGTTCGGCATCGGCGTAAGAACCCGATCATCTGGCAGCGCCGCGACCCGCGCATCGTCAGGTGGCGCGAGAGCGACGAGGGCGAACTGCTGGTCGTCGTGGAGCACTACGAGACGACCGTCATCGAAGCCCAGGCGGCCTGGCTGAAACTGTACCCGGAAGGTGTCCGGGACGCCACGCGCGGGCTGATGCCGGACGAAAAGGTCTGGGTGGACGACGTCTGGCGCGGGCGCTGGCGGTGCCTGATCATGAACGACATCCCGTTGTTTCCGGTCGGCGGCGAAGGCGAATACAGGGGTGTGGTAGACCACGGTTACCCGGAGATTCCGTACCTGATCGCGCCGTTTAGAGAACTGACGTTCGACGACATGGAGCGGCGCTATCGGGGCATGCTGACCAACGCGGCGGGGCTGTACCCCATCGAGTCGAACGTGCTCACCATGCAGGTGTGGATGCTGGCCATCAACGCCTGGCGCACGTACCTGGGGTGGACGAAAGATGGCCGAGAAATCCAGATCCGACCCGGGCAGTACATCCCCATGGACCAGCGCATCGGCGAGTACCTGCAGATGCTTGAAGGTCAGCCTGTCCCCGATGAGCTTCTACGCACCACGGCGGTCATGGACTCTTACATTCAGCGCAACGGAGTGGCGCAGGGTCCTCGCAGCGCTGAAGGCACGCGCTCCGCTCAACAGCTATGGGCGGTGCAGTCGATGCGGACGCTCAAGATCGAGAGCGCCAAGGACGCCCTGACGCGGCTGCTGGAGCGCTCGCTCGAACTGGCCTCCATGCAGCTTGAACTGATGCTGGGCGACAAGCTCACCCTGCCCGTGCCAGGCAAGACCAAGGACGGCGAGGACATGGGCGAGGTGACCGTCAAGCCAGAGGACATCGACGGTTACTGGGAAGGCTTCGAGATCTCGCTGGGGCGCCGCCTCGACCCCGCGCTGCTGGAGCAGTGGAAGGCGCTGCAGGCGCTGCAGGCGAACAAGTGGATCCCACACCGCCAGTCCATCGAGTTGAGCGGCGCGACCGACAACCCGCAGGAGTGGCTGGACGAACTGGTGCGCGAGGCCGTGGACAGCCTGCCGTTCGTGATCGAGCAGGTCGGGCTGGAGCGCGTCAAGAACTGGTTCGGCGAGGACAGCGAGCGCTTCATCGCGCTCAGCCAGAAGCTGTTGGCCCAGCAGCAGGCGCAAACTTCCCCCCTCGCGCCTCAAGGCGGGACCATACAGCCGCCGGCTGCGGGGCCCGTCGGGCGGTGGAGTGGCTCTCCCGGCCCAGTCTCCGCTGGGACAGCCCCCGCAGCGCCCACCTGGCAACGACCTGGCGGCGGCCACGCGTTCGCGTCAGGCGCGTGCGACGGGCTCGCCGCAGCGGGCCATGCCTGCTGGACAGGGCGGCATGCGACCCATAGGCTAGCCGCATGGCAATGGATCCGATGGCGTTCATGCGCGCGGCCCGTCCGAACCTGGATCCGGAGTCGATGCGCGCGGCCAGCCAGACCATTCAGGCCCCCGACGGCAGCGTCCGCAGTGTGGACGACCTGGCGACGACGCCCGCTTCGCCAGGCTATCGTTCCAAGATGCCGCCGCCGCCGTGCTTCAAATGCGGTGAAGATCACCAGCCGAATCATCGCTACGACCACCCGTGGATGCAGGAGCCCCACGTGATCAGCGCCGACCCCCAGGTGCACCAGACGATTGACCGCATCCGCCAGGAAGGTGCCCTCGAACATGGCCACCAACCGTACGTGAACGGCGAGTACACCGAGATGCCCGCCGAGCTACGTGCGCAGATCAAGGCGTCGCTGCGCGTGGCGGTGTACGTGGGACGCAACGACCAGTTCGTTGTCGCCGTGGAGAGCGCGCCTGATTGGGACTCTACCGAGACCTTCAAGGTTCAGGAGCCTGAACTGCTGGCAATGGTCAAGATGGTGCGGGCGCTGGGCATCAAGGTGGTGGACAAGACGGGCGGCGACCTGGCCGCGCTGGAGGTGGGCTAGTGCCTGGCAATCTGCGCAAGATCATGGGCGAGGTGCCGCGTGCGCTCGTGCTCATGGACAAGGAGCCCCGCGAAGAGAAGCTGCCGCTCGGTACGAAGCTCGTCTCGGAGCCCGAGCAGATGCGGCGGCTGGAGCCGCTGATGGGGCTGATCGCGCGCGGCGACGTGCCGCTCGACGAGACGGCGGCCCGCGCGGTCGCGCAGTACGCCAGTGGGTTCCACAAGCGTGCTCGATAAGTTCGAGCGCCGCTTCGCGCAGAAAATGGACGACTACCGCGCCGCCGCGCGAGCAGCGCGTGAGACACGCCACGCGGACGATGAGGCGCATCTTCACCCCTCGCGAGGAGGGACCGGCGATGCGCACGTGGATCACCTGGCCGAACTGGGTACCATTGAGTCCGGCAGTGCCGAGTGGCGAGCGAAGTATCTGGTGGGGTCCGCCGCGCCCGAACCCGTCATCGAGCACATCGGCCCCATCGGACCCGAAGGCTTCGGCGTCATCCGACGCGTTGACGGCGTCACCGGCGCTGAAATAGACACGCCCAGGATCTATCTGTCCGGAGGGAATGCCTGATGTGGGTGCCGGCAGGCCAGCACGCGAACACGAATCGCTGGCGCTACGACATGGCCAAGCAGTTGTTCATGCCGCCCGGCACGCCAGGCCAGCCCAAAGGCATCCAGGTCGAGATGCCGATGAACTACACGGGCGCCGAGCCGCGCGGCTTCCACATGGTGGCCAGCCCCGCTGGGACCCAGGCGCCCATCGAGCACATCAACTACACGCCCGCGACGGGTGAGGTGCACGGGCGCGGTGTGGCCGCGCCGCCGAACCTGCTCAACTACACGCTGCTGCCCGCCGAGGCGCTGCAGGTGCAGGACACGCCCGCGATGGCGTACTTCGGCGCGGGCCAGGGGCAGGGCTCCAGCCCTGCGATGGGCGCGGGCGCGGTGGGCGCGCTCGACGCCATGGGGCCCGCCAACGTGCAGCCGTTCGCGGGCACCCCGCCGCTGGCCAACTCGCCGAACATGCTGGGTCCCAGCCCGACGACCAACCGCGCCGCGCCGCAGTGGGGCGGTGGCGGGACGCCGTTCGCCTCGCGGATGGGCATGGGCGCCGACGGCGAAGAGGACACGTCCGCGTTCACCAGCGCCGACACCCAGACGGTGGGCGGGGCCACGGGACCCGCGCAGGGGCCCGCGCCCGTGGCAGGCAACCCGCAGGGCAACGCGCCGAAGGACCCGCGCCAGCAGGCGTACTGGCCCAAGGAGCCCGTCCGCGACGCCCGAGGCGTCCCGACGGGGGTGTGGGCGCCCGTGGAGATCGGCCAGACGGTGCCGCTGTACGACGACACGACCGTCCCGCCCAGGCAGGTCGGCTTCAAGGTGCTCGACAGCATGGGCCCCGACCTGATCGAGCCGAAGTGGTCCACGCACTTCAACGCGGATCCCGCCTCGCTCAAGCCGGAGTACCACTTCAACGACGACGGATCGGTGGACGTGCTCGATCCGCGCCAGACCGACCCGTCCAAGGTCATCACGCGCGTCAAGGACCCGAGCCCCGAGATGCTGGCTGCCGCGAACGCGGATCGGCAACTCAAGATCGCGCAGGCCAAGACGGCGCAGGCCAAGGGCGACACTGCCGTGCAGTTGGCGCAGGCCGAACTGCAGACCGCGCAGTCGAACGCGGCGGCTGCCGCGTCGCAGGCCCAGGAGGCCGCCATCAAGGCGGGCCAGGCGGGTCAACCCCCCAAGCCGACGCCCAGCGCGGAGATCGTGGATCGCTCCGGACAGGTCTACGTCTACAACCCGGATACGCAGCACTACGATCCGACCGGGTTGTTCAAGCAGGCCGGCAACTGGACGACGTACACCGACCCCAAAACGCAGACGACTCGGCTGTACAACCCGGATACGAAGGAAGACGTCGAGCTTGCGCCGTTGGACCCGTACAAGGAGTACCCGCCTCAGAAGGGCGCCAACGGCGCGTGGATCCAGTGGGACCCGACCACCAAGAACTTCAAGAAGGTCTACCAGGAGGACCCAAACTGGGAGACGCAGTGGTCAGGCGACCAGTTGATTCGCGTCAACAAGCAGAGCGGCCAGGTGCAAAAGATCTGGCAGAAGACGCCGACGCAGGCCGAAGATGACGCCCACACGACCGCTATCGACAACCACAACAGGGCGCTGATCGACATCGAAAAGACCAAGCAGGATCTGCAAGTCGGCAAGATCACGGCGGCGGACGCGCGCATTCGGATGGAAAACACCATCCAGACGCTGCTGCATCCGATGCCGACCATCAGCGGCGGCACGATGCTGATCCCCGCTGGCGTGACCGTGAACTCCGAGACGTTCGACCCCTTCACGGGCAAGACAGGCCACATCTCCACGTCGGGTGGGCCCGTCGATCCGCGCATCCAGCAGGCCATCGACGAAGCCACCCAGATGATGCAGGGCTTCAACCTGAACCAGGGCGATACGTCTCAGACTCCGCCGCCGTCTGCTCAGGGTGGGTTGGGCCGCACGCCAGGCGGGAGCCTGACCGCCGACACGAGCCAGATGAGCGGCGGCGTGGGCGAGCAGCTTACCGACCAGGGCCAGAGCCAGAGCCAGAGTCAGAACACGAATGTGCCAGGCTGGCCAGGCCGCGACGCACGCCTCTCGGGCAACGCTCAGCCGCCGACGACGCGCACCGTCCAGGAGGGCGGCGCGACGTACCTCGTCACCTACGACTCGGGCGGCAACGAGGTCTCGCGGCGCAACATCTCGACCGCCAGCAGCCAGCCGACGGACCAGGCGCAGGGGGGCGATACGGACCGCACCGCCGTCGAGGGCGAGAGCCAGGACACGTATTTCGATCCCGTCACGGGCAAGCGCGTGCCCATCGGCACGGGCAACCAGATGGGCGCGGGCATGGCGGCGGGCACCACGGGCTGGACGCCGCGTCCAGGCATGGTCAACCCTGCCACGGGGCCAGGCTTCCTGGGCGCGGGTCAGGGCGAAGACCTGGACGCGGGCGAAGGCGGCGGCGAGCAGGAACAGTACTACGACGCAAACGGCAACCCCGTGTGGGAGCCGAACGACATCCGCCAGGCCAAGTTCCGCAAGGGCTTCGAGGCGGCGCAGGAGGCCAACCGCGAAACCACCCGTGTGGACTACCGCCCAGGCGAGGAGATGCTGCGCAGCGCCACACCGCAGGATCCCATCTACGACCCGCGCAACCCCGCCATGCAGGAGGTCGCGAACCCTGGCTTCCACGCCAACCCCGACGAACTGATCTACCTGCGCCACCACAACCCAGCCGACCCGCAGGCGGGCGGCGGTCAGTTCACTTCGGGCACCGAGCAGCCCGAGATCGGCGACCCGAACGACACCAGCTTCGACTGGCCGTACTTCGACCTGAAGCGCCTCGCGGGCGGCAAGATCGGCAACGATCCCGAGTACGCGGGCTGGCTGATGGGGCGGCGCAACAACATCAACAACGCACAGGAGACGCCGCTGAATCTGGGCCCCGACGTCAACACGGGCCCCAACGTGCAGACGCCTGGACACGCGATCAATACGGGCCCGCAGGCGCCGACGCCGCCAAACATCACCACGCTGCCGCTGCCTATCGCGGGGGGCCACATGCCGGGCCCACAGGTCCAGTTGCCCAGCGTGAGCGACAGGGGGGCGCAGTGGGTGAAGGACCTGGGCGGTGTGGTCAAGCATAAGGTCAACGAGGGCCTGGGCGAGATCATGGGCTGGCCGACGCTGGAAGAGGCGCCCAAGCACCCGCTCGACCCGAACACGTACTACGGCTCGCAGGGCGGCCACGACGTGCCCGAGGTGAACTATCTCAACCCGCAAACGCCAGGGCGCACTGAGCCGCCGATGGAGCCCACTGACATCGACGAGGGCCAGCAGGCGTACGGCCTCAAGTCGGCGGAGCACAACCTGCCAGGTCAGCCAGCGGCGGGCATGACGCCCGAGGACATGCAGGACATCCAGCAGAACCAGGGCCTGGGCAGCGTGTACAACCGCAGCGGCGCGCCGACCGATCCGACCGCCGAGCAGATCCAGGCGCTGTACCGCAAGCTGACGAACCCGACGGGCACGGGCCAGGAGGAGGCGCCCGACCCGCTGGCCGACGCGCGCGCCGCCAGCCCCTGGCGGCCGTGGGGGCCGAGCCCGGAGACGGTCCTGGGCACGCTGGGGCGAACGGGTGGCAACGTGGGCGACATGTCGGCGGCCATGCGCAGGATGCGCTTCAGCGACATCACGCCAGGCGCGCTGGGCACGGGTCAGGCGCCCGCGCCAGGTACAATGCCGCCGTCTGTTTCGTCTCCATCGGACCAGACCCCTCCTCAAGGGCCAGGATCGAGTGGGCAGCCCCTTCCACAGTGGCTGCTCACTCTCCTGCGGAACCATCCCGAATTGCTACAAATGGCGGGACTGGGTGGCGGCGCGCAGCCCAGTGCGGGCTGGACCCCGCCTGGCGTTGGGACAGGGCAAGAAGGACCCCCCTCTACACCTCCGGGAGTGGGCGCCCCCAGCCCTGGCGGTGGGCCGATGATCCCGCCTGTTGACCCGTCCAACGTGGCGGGCATCGGCCATCGCTTCGGTCAGCCGATGAACGTCGGCGAGCCGCAGCACAGCGGTGTGGATCTGCAGGCGCCCGAGGGCACGCCTACCCAGAGCCCTGTGGACGGCTACGTGCAGCGCGTGGAGAACAACCCTGGCGGGCTGGGCCTCACGGTCATCATTCGCGGCATGGACGGCAGCGAGCACCGGCTGGGCCACCTGAAGGAGACCGACGCGTACGCGGGCATGCAGGTCAAGATGGGCCAGGACCTGGGGTCCCCCGTTGGTGACACGGGCATGACCACGGGCGCGCACCTGCACTGGGGCGTGCGCGATCAGGGCGGCCAGCCCAGCGACCCGACCGCCGCGCTGGGTAGCATGGCGTCGATGCCGCCGGTGCCAGGCACGGAGATGATGGGCCCCCAGGCGGGGTGGGGGGCACGGCTCAAACGGGCCAGCCGCAGATGCCCCCATCCCCGATGGGCGGCGGTCAGGAAAGGGGACGGGTCGGATGGCGACGCAGGTAAAGCCGCGACCCAAGGCGGGCTGGGCGCCGCGCAAGCGCCAGCGTATGGGCGCGGGCGAGGGGGTCGATCCCGGCGGTGTGCTGTACGATCCGCCGCAGGGGCAGCCCAAGAGCGGCCAGCTACCCACGCCGATGCCGCCGCCCATTGATCCAGGCGGCGTGATCTACGAGCCACAGCCGCCACAGCCGCAGGCTGCGCCACTCGACACGAGCCAGTACCCGCCGGGCACAGTGGTGCGCACGGCTGACAATCAGTTCGGTGTGGTCAACGCCAGCGGTCTGATCGAGCGCGGCGACGCTGCCTGGCCCGCGATCTACGCCGCGATCCAGCGCAATAGCGGCATCCTGACCATAACGCCCGAACAGTTCTCGGGCTCCCTGGCGCCCAAGCCCGTGCCGCAGATTCCTGCGGGCAGCCTCCGCGACCCCGGTTTGGTGCCGCCCGGAAGTTTCACTCCGCCGCCGCCCGCTGCGGGGCCCATGCCGCAGCCCATCGACCCGTACAACCAGCCTGGCTACCAGCCGCCGCCTGTCAGCGCGCTGCCGCCGCTTGTGCCGCCCAACGTGCCCAAGCCCGACAATCCGCCGCCGCAGCAGGGACCCGAACTGACTCCTCAGGGGGCCGCGCCGCAGGCCGCCGCCGACGCCAACAGTGTGGGCTCGCAGATGAGCGCGGCCCTGAGCGGCGCGCAGGGGGGCGCCGCGCCGCCGAGTACCAGCGGTGGCGCGACGCCCAGTGCGGGCTGGACCCCGCGTCCCAGCAGCGCCGACCAGACCGCGCCCGCGCAGGTCACGCCCGAGCAGTCGTACGGCGTCTCGGCCAAGCCGCAGACGCCGCAGATGGGCGGCGGCCAGGACGCGCTCGACAACTCGCCTGACTCGCTCTGGGACAAGTACCAGTCGCGCGAGGTGGGCGGCGCGGGCGCGCTGCCGACGTTCCCGCCGCACGACCTGGGCACCCAGCCGCAACCGCAGGCGCAGGGACAGCCCGCCCAGCCGCAGCAGCCCCAGCAGCCGCCGCAACAGCCGCCCCAGCAGCAGCAACAGCCGCAGCAGGGCCCGCCGATGATGCAGCCGCCGCAGAACCTGTCGCGCTTCAAGGCGTGGAACCCCTCGACCACGTTCTACAGCGGCATGCCTCAGCTACCTGGCTGGAAGCCTGGCTGGGACCTGCGCTTCGGCGCGGGCGCGGAGGGCGGCTCGCCTGACTATCAGCGTGGCTACCTGGACGGGCTGCGCGCGGCGCAACTGGGCATGGGCCAGGACGAGGAGCCGCCCGCCGACGGCGGCGGTGACACGCCGCCCGAAGAGGCGCCACCAGAGGACCAGCCGCCAGAAGATCAGCCGCCAGAGGATCAACCGCCAGAAGCTCAGCCACCAGAAGACCAGCCACCAGACCAGCCGCCAGAGGAGCCGCCGCCGTACGGCGGCGAGCCGCTGCCGCCAGGCGGGATCCCCGCGCCGCCCGCACCAGGGCCTGGGCCTGGGCCTGGCCCATCGACGCCGACGCCGCCTACACCAGGCGTGCCGATTGTCGGCGTGCCTGGTCCTGGTCCTGGCCCTGGCCCTGGCCCCGGTCCTGGCCCTGGCGCGACGCCCCCACCCAGAGCGACCCCACCAGTGGCGGCACAGTCGCAGGTCTCGGAGAAGATCACCGAGTACGACAAGGCGCGCCTGGCCATCGACGCGGGACGGCTGACGCTGGACCAGAAAGCTGAGGACGACCGCCACCAGGAGAACATGATGAACGCGCAGACCGCCGCTGATCGGCAGGCGGAGGATGCGCGGCACAACGCGGCGCAGGAGGCGCTGGACCAGCGCTGGCACGACCAGCAAGTGCAGATGAACGCGCTGGACAACCAGACCAAGATCGACGTCCAGCGCATGGCCGACGCGGCCCAGAAGGAACTGGAGCAGATGAAGGAGGCCAACGCGGTCCAGCTTGAGCAGATGCAGGAGGGCAACAAGATCCTGATGGAGCAGGGTCAGGAAGCCTTCCAGGACTGGCAGAAGCGGCAGGCCAACTACATGAGCATCCTGGGCAGCGCGCTCTCGAACCCATGGCTGCAACAGCTTTCGGGCATGGCGCCGCCAGGCCAGGAGGCAGCGGTGATGGGCGGCGGCAACATCTCGTCGCTGCTGCAGAAGATCCTCGCGCCGTACGACTACACCGCCGCGTTCGGTGCCCAGAGCCAGGCGGCTAAACCTGCGGGCATGGACGCGCTCAGCGCGCCGCCACCCGGTTCAACCACGGGCCCAGGCATGGAGACCGCCGCGCCCGACTGGAACACGTGGCAGCAGTGGAGCCCGTTCCAGAAGGCGGCATACCGCACCAACATCGAGGCGCTGGGGCCAGGCGCGTGGCAGACGCAGCAGCAGGCCGCGCAGACCAGCTTCGCCAACCAGGGCGGCTCGCCCGACGTGACCGCGCTGGCGGGGCTGAGCGCCAGCCCGCTGGAGCAGATCGGGCAGCAGATGACCGCCAACGTCTTCGGCCAGACCACGCCGCAGTGGCAGGCGAACCAGACGCGGCAGTGGTCGCAGGCGCAGGCGCCGCAGGTCAAGCAGAGTCTCGCCGCGAGCGGCACCCCCGCCAGCAGCACACCAGAACAACAGTTCGGACTCTAGGTGGTTATCGACTTCCGCTCCGACCCACTCGGGCAGCGAACGAAGGGCTGGAAGGTGCCGCCCCACAGTCCGAAGACCAGGCTTGTGCCTGGCTGGGAGCCACGCCCCGAGTTCGGCGCGGGGCAGGAGATCGGCACGGAGCCGATGCTCGACCCGGGCCTGGTCGAGGACACCCTGGGTGTGGAGCGCGGCACGCTGACGCAGCCTGTACCCTACGACTGGGGGGCGGCCAGGCAAGCTGCGTTCGGTCCGTCGGTACCTTCGGAACCCGAGTCTCAGCCCCAACCACCGCCTGCGCCGTCCCCCAGTACTCCCGATCCAGGCGTGCAGGCGCATCTGAGCGGCGCGAGCGTTGCGCACGCGCCTGGTTCAGTGTATCCTTCATCACAGACACAGACGCTGTCCCCGTCTGCGTCAGCACCTGCCATCAGGCCCCCAGCGCAGACGCCGAGTGCTCCATCCGCTTCAAGCGGACCCTCTTCAGGCGCGCCTGGGGGCGGCAGCGTTTTCCCCGTGCAGGGCTACCAGGGCGCGGTCCAGAACCACTGGGGCGCCGTCAAGGGCGGCAGCGACCTGTTCGCGCCGCGCGGCACACCTGTGGTAGCGATGCGCGGCGGCAAGGTCATCGAGAGCGGCTGGAACGCGGTCGGCGGCAACAGCGTCCTGATCCAGGGCGACGACGGGCTGCAGTACTACTACGCCCACGGCAACGAGAAGCCGTCGGTGCAGGTCGGCCAGACGGTCGGCGCGGGTGCCTTTCTGATGCCCGTCGGCGACACGGGCGACGCCAAGGGCACGGGGACGCATCTCCACATCGGCATCGGCCCGACCATCATGCTGGGCGCGGACAAATACGGCGGCACGGGCGGCGACTACGACGCGGTCGGTATGCTGCAGGCAGCACTGTCGGGAAAAGCCAGTCCCCAGACGGGGACGCCGCAGGCTCCATCCTCGCAACCGCCCTCAACCGTTGAGCGCATCGGTCAGGGCAAGGGCGCGTTCATCCAGTCGCTGGCGCCGCTGGCGGACTACCACTCGCAGCAGTCGGGTATTCCGGCCAGTGTGTACCTGGCGATTGCCGCAAATGAAACAGGTTGGGGGAAGTCGCAGACCGCGCAGCAGCAGAACAACCTGTTCAGCATCCAGGGGGACAGGTCCAACGGCTCCCGCTGGGCGGGCTACGCCTCGCCCGAGGAGTCGTTCAGCGCGTTCGACCGACTGATCTCCACCGCCCCGCGCTACAAGCAGGCGTGGGCTGATCGCGCCGATCCCAGCAAGTTCATCAACGGCCTGCGCACGGCGGGCTACGTGGCGGACGAGCCTGGGTATCCCGCCCAGGGCTGGGTCAACCAGGTCCTCAGTATCAACAACGACCTGACCCAGAGCGGCGCGGTGCAGGCGGTCCAGGGCCAGGCCGCGCCGAGCACCCACCTCGCCGACGCGACCCGCTTGTCGTCGCCCGCCGCGTCGCTGAACTCGCGGCCGATGCCGCCCGAGGTTGCCAACCCCGTGGTCAAGTACAGGGACAACGGGGACGGCAGCTACACCGCGACGCACCAGGACGGCACGACCGAGACCGTGGCGCGCCCCACCCAGATCGCGCCCATCGAGGGCGGGCGCCACCCGACCACCGTCGGCGCCAAGCCCACCAGCCAGAAGGGCGCGGGTCAGGACGACGATCCCAGCTACGACATCCCCATCCTGGGCGGGCTCAAGCGCGCCGCCGACGCGCAGAACAACCCGCTCAACCAGGCCACCAACCAGCTTGACCCGCTGAAACGCCAGTACCCCGTGCTGGGTCCAGGCGGGCTGGGGGTGTGGGACCCACGCATCGGCCCACCCCCCGAGGAGCAGGCCAAGCCTGACTTCTCCGACGTGAGCGCGGCGGACGCGAGTGCGGGCGACGTGCTGGCGAGCAGTACCCACCCCGAGGATCCGAGCACGTACGGCGCGCCAGGCTTCTCGCGCGCGCCGCGCCCGTCCGACGTGTGGACGGCGCCCCGCCCGAAGGGCAAGGACGCGTTCACCCCGCCGCAGGGCATGGACGATCAGCAGATCGCGCAACTCCTGCTGGACCACGCGCAGGGCAAGATCGACCGCGTGCAGTTGACCAGCGCGCTGGGCACTCAGGACGTCGGCAGCGTGCGCGACTACGCGCTCAGCCGCGCCGCGCTGGGCGACCGCACGCTGCTCGATTCGATGCCGCTCAGCCTGCTGCATCAGACGCGCTTCGACATGGTGGCCCCCGAAGTGGCGATGTTCCGTGACCGCGCGCGCATGGGTCAGGGCACGCTGGAGTCGCGCTCGCCGTACCGCATCCCCGAGACGCGCTTCGCCAACGACAGCGGCTGGAAGCCTGAAAACAATCCAGGCAACGGTGTGGACGACGCCAAGGGTGAAGTCCACACGGCGGGGTTGTACTTCGACTCTAACCCGGCGGTGGCGCGGGACCGCACCGAAGGCGACCCGACCCTGTACACCGAGCTTCGCGTGTTCAAGCCTGAGATGCTCAATAAGGATCAGGTGCTGAATCTGCGCGACGATCCCGAGGCCAGTCAGGTCATGGAGGACGCGCACCGCTGGGCGACCGACGAGTGGACCAACCGCGATGGCTGGAACACGGGCGCCAACTGGGGCGAACTGCTCCAGGAGTACTTGCTGAAGAAGGGCTACAAGGTGGTCTACGGCGGCGGGCTGGAGCACGAGAACGGCGAGGCGGTGCTGCTCGATCCAGACGTTGACGCGTACACCCGCATCATCGACTCGGGCCCCAGCAAGGACATGATCTACCGCGCGCGCAAGCTGCCCGGCTGGGACCCGCACATGCTGAGCGGCATCCTGCTGGGCACGTTTGTGGCGGCGGGCGCGAAGGCGGCGCAGGACCGCAACCAGCAGGTGGTCGCGCCTGGCCAGCCGCAGGTAGGTGTGGGCCAGGACGAGATCGACCCGGGCACTTCCGGCGGCGACGCCGACTACATCGACCCGGTCACGGGGCTGCCGCGCACCGACATCCAGCGCAACCTGGCGGGTGTGGGAGACATGTTCACCGCGCTGGGTACGCGGGTGCGCGACGTGGTCCCCGAGCAGCCGCAGAGTGCCGACGAGGCGGCGATGGAGAACACGCCCATCGTCGGCGGCCTCGCGCGCGGCGCACGCGAACTGGGCACGACGCTGGATGAGCAGTTCCCCGCCGAGTCCACACGCCAGCAGCCGTATCAGCCTGGCACGCCTGAAGAGGAAGCCGAGAAGGCGCGCATGATCCAGACCATCTCGGGCTTCTCGGCGCTGGGGCCGTCGATCAAGCAGGCGCAGACGCCTGAGGAGGCGCAGCAGCAGATCCAGGAGCAGACCGCGCAGGGCCTGCGGGCGGGCGCGATTGCGGGCAGCCTGGCCGTGCCAGGCGTCACCGAGGCGGCGCTGGGCCCAACGGTCGCGGGCAGCCTGGGCGGCCAGGCGCTCACGGGCGCGGCGATGTCGGCGGTGCAGCAGGCGCCCGACATCGCCAGGGCGATCACCAGCGGCGACCCCGAACAGATCAAGGAGCAGGCCAAGCAGGTCGCCGCAGGCGCGGTGCTGAACGCGGCCATTCCAGGTCTGGGCAAGCTGAACGAAGCGGTCGATACACCCGTTACTAAAGCTATTGCCAACTCACCCGTGGGCAAGTACCTGACCGTCCCCGCGCCCGTCAGCGAGTTCCTGGGCGAAGAGTCGGGCGGCATAGCGCTGGGGCAGGCAGCCAGGACCGCGCTCACGACCGCCAAGGGGGGTGCGGTCGGTGCGGCCGTCGCGGCGGCGTCAGCGCCCAGCTTGCTGAATCCTGACCCAACCAACCCCGACTGGTGGGGCCACCTCAAGGATGACTGGGTGCAGGGCGTACCGGCGGGTGCCGTGACAGGTGCGACCGTCGGGTTGGGTGCCAGCGCCGCCCGAGCGCTGGCGGACCGCACGATCACCCCCGCCGCGACGTACGCCTTCCGGTGGATATTCGACCCGCGCCGCAACATCCCCAACGCAGTGGCGCAGGTCGCCGCGTCAACGCGTGCGCGGGGCATCCTGGCGGCGCACTCGCTGGCCAACATCCTGGACGCGCAGGCCGAGCCGATCTTCGGCGCCTCGGGCCAGGGCTTCAACACGGCCAAGGCGGCGGCGTACGTCGAGAAGCAGCGTACCCTGGCGGGCTTCGTCAACGACGCGGGCGAGAGCCCGACGCAGGCCATGATCGACTGGGTCAAGGAGCAGGTCGCGCGCGAGGACGCCGACCAGGCCCGCATGGCCGCCGCGAAGGTGATCGGACCGGACCAGAACGTGGTCACGGGTCCAGGGCTGCCAGGGCCCAAGGTACACATCGCGCACGTGTACGACCAGGACGTGGCGGCGGCGCAGGCCCGTGCACGCGGCGGACGCGGTCTCGGCTGGCGCGACAATACGATCACCCACCAGCGCAACAAGACTATCGACCCGAACATCGACCCGAACACGCCGCGCACCATCGACGAGGCGCTGGCGCTGCACGCGGCGAACCCGACAATCGAGCCCAAGCCGCTGGACTCGCTGACCACCCGCTTCTCGCTCAGCGCGTTCCAGGCCGAACGGGCGATAGCCAATCGGACGTTCTACGACACTGTCTCGACGCGCGTCGCGGGCGCGCCGTGGGCCGTGGGCGGGCCCTGGAGAATGCTCGGCAACGTGGTCGGGGATCACCACGTCACACCCAACGACTGGGTCGTGCCCAAAGATGAGTGGGGCTTCGGGCTGGGTGTGGACAACATGCGCTTCGAGCCCAACCTGGCGCGCTACATCGACAACCTGGTCAACATCGGTAAGGGCCAGATGTGGGAGCCGTTTGACTGGTACGGCCGAAACATCGGCGGGCCGCTCAAGCAACTGACCTTCCTGGGCACGCCCGTGCACGCCTCCAACGTGTTCTGGCGGACACTGATGCAAGCGGGCCCCACCAAGACGGCGCAGATATTCGGCGGCTACATCGTGCCGACCATTCGCAACGGCTTCGGCGAGCTTCTGCGCGGCAACCCCGCGCTCGCTCTGGACGCCGCTGCGCACGGTGTGGTGCCGCCGCGCTACCCCGCTGGTGAGGGCCTGACCGAGTACGGGAGCTTTCTGGGCAACGCCGCGCGGATGGGGCTGGGCGCGCTGGGCGGTGCCAGCGCGGGGTATACGCAGGCCAAGCTGCGCAACCAGACGGACGAAGAGGCGCGCTTCGAGGCGGGCATGGCGGCGATACCCGCGCTGGCCCTGGGCGCGCCTGGCGGGGGCAAACTCCTGGCGGGCGCCCTGCGCAGGGGCGAGGGCATGAGCACCTGGTCGAATCTGGCCGACGTCATCCACCAGGCTGTCTTCAGCGAGGGCCTGCCTGCCGCCAAGCTGGGTCTGTACGACATCATGGTGCGGAGCGGTGTGGACAAGTCCGTCGCGGCGGACATCACCAACAGCACCGTGGGCGGGCTGAACTACATGGAGATGGGCCGCGCGCCGTGGGTCCAGGATCTGATGCGCTACGGGCTGATCGCGCCCGACTGGACCGAGGGCATCATCCGCACCGTGGCGGGCGCGGCGCTGCCAGGTCCGACGGGCGACGCGCTGCGCGGCTCGATCACCCGCCCAGGGCTGATACGCAACCTGGCCGCGTACATGGCGTTTGTGGAAGCCATGAACTACTTCTCGACCGGACACTTCATGCAGGACAACCCGCATGGTCGAGAGTTCCAGCTAGACGCGACCGGCCTCATGAACAAACTGGCCCAGAAGCCTGGCTGGGAAGGTGTAGCCAGTAAGGATCCCGTCACCCACACTGACATGGGCAGCTACCTGGAGCCGATCCCGCCGTTGAGTGGGGTGATGCAGTTGATCTCCACACTCGCCCAGGAGGGCGCGTACACCCAGGGCCAGCTTGAGTACAAGGCGGGCGAGATGGGGCTGCTGCCAGGCGGACAGCAGGCGGGCCAGCAGATCATGACCCGCTTCGGCGGCAACCTGGCCAGGGGCGAGATGCCAGGTCCCGGGGCGGCGGCCAAGCTGGCCCAGGAGATCAAGGCGCGCCTCCACCCCGCGCTGGGCTTCGCGGGCGCGCTGGGGGAGGCGGCACGCGGCGAGCAGCGCAATTTCTCAGGCGAGCCGATGGATCGGCCTGACCTGTCCACACTGTCGGGCGCCCTGGAGTTCGGCGCGCGCGCGCTCAGCCCGCTGGCGCCAGCAGTCAGCACCAACCTGACCCAGAACGTGGACCTGTCCCAGCCGTGGCGCACCGAGCCCATCGACCCGCTCGTCGAAGCGCTGGGCTTCACGCGCGTCAATCGCGACACCGAACTGTCGCGCAACATCGCCGCGCAGAACCGCATCCTGACCGACTTTCTGCACCTGACCCCCGAAGTGCAGGCGGCCCTACGCGACAACCGCCAGGCGGACATCAATCTCAACGAGCAGCAGCGCGCCGACGCCTTCAAGGAGTTCACCACCCCGAAGTCGCAGACGACGGCGGTAGCGCTGGACAACGCGCTGCACTCGCTGCAGGACGAGCGCAAGGTGGCCTCGCAGCGTAACCAGATCGAGAAGTTCGTCAACCTGGCCCCCGACTGGGCGCAGGACACGCTGCGGCACATGTTCCAGAACGTCTTCAACGTGCAGGGCGGCGACCTGCCCGCCGACCTGAAAGACCCCACGGGCATCGGCCAGCTTGAGCGAGACTACTGGAACCCGCAGGGCGTCAAGCTGACCAACCAGGCGGACGTGAACAAGGCCCGCTCGAACATCCTCAAGCAGTGGGCGCTGGAGCACAACGAGGATCCCGACTCGCTGGAAGACCAGATCAAGTGGAACGCGCAGCACCAGGACCTGACCACGCTCCCGCCGCCCATGACGCCGATTCCCAATCTGACCTCGGGCCAGTTGGGTCAGATCGCCACGGGCTACCTGCAGGCGGCCGAGGATCCGAACGGCCACTACATCCAGGACATCAACCTGCGCGGCGACCAGATGCGCGCGTACCTGGACGACACGGCTAAACAGTTGACCCAGTCGTCGGGCACACAGGTCACACCGCAGAGCTTGCTGCAGCGTATCAACGTGCGTCTGAGTAGCTCCAACATGGCGCTGCAGACACCCATCTCGCGTAGCTACGACGGCGCGCTGCAGACGTTCTTCGAGTCGCGCGACCCGGAGCAGTTCCCGCGTTACGTGGACGCCAACGGCAACCCGCAGGGCCAGCGCGCTGACTGGGACCAGTGGGACAAGGAGATCGCCAACATCGGCGCGGCCCGAGCGCGCTACCTGCCAACCGAGGACAAGCAGGGCTACGCGTACCGCGACCTGTTCGCCGCCCAGGAGCGCGGCTCGAACGCGCGCGAGAAGTTCCTGATCCACAACCCCAACAACCTGGACTACGAGCGCTTCTTCGGCTTCGGCCGCAGCATGACCAACGACGAGTGGCAGCAATACGCGTCCGGTAAGCTGACCGGCTACAAGGACCTGGACCGTTTCTCGTACATGGACCCGCCCGTCAACGAGACGATTCGCCGTGACAAGATCCAGGAACTGTACCGGGCCAGCAACGCCGACGAGCGCCTGAACACGCCCGTCAAGATCTGGGTGGCGGGCGACTACATCGACGTGCCGCTGATCGCGGCGTATCGCATCGCGCGCAGGAACATGATCAACACGGCTGGCCGCAGCCTGCAGAGCCTGGCGGCACACGACGACCCGAACCCCTCGCAACCGCCTCCTGAGGCGAGTACAGTAGGAGCCGAAGACAATGGCCCGTGACAGCGCGAAAGCATTTCGAGCCCCGGCAGAGAAGTATGTCGGGAAGATCGGCGTGCTGGAAGGGACGATTCAGCTACAGCAGTGGCATCGTCCGTACCTGAAGAATCAGCACGAGTCGTACCAGGGACAGGGCGTGGACCTCCGTCCGGAACGAGCGGTCAAGGGCAAGAAGGTGCCCGCTGAGGTCAAGAGCCACGACGCTGACCGCAACAAGGGCGGCGGCTAGATGTACTACCGAGGCAAACGCGGAGGAAGGAAACGCTGATGGCTCAGAACATCAACTCCAAGCACCAGAAGGTTTCCGGACAGAGCACCGGCACGAACGCCGACTTCAAGAAGGACGGCTACGCGGCGGGTCCGGTACCCAAGAGCATGATCGGCACCAAGGTCGGTCTCACCAACCATGTGGGATACTCCGGCCCAGATGTCGCGAAAGGCACACACAACGGCTGAGCGATGACCACCACCGATCTCGATCCGACTGCATACGCCGAAGAGAACGCTGCCCCGTCGTCCGAGTCCGACGGTAGCCAGCAGGCGGACCAGCAGGAAGAGAACGAGCGCGAACGAGAACTGCAGCGACGGCTCACTCAGCAGGGCCGCGAGACTGCCGACGCGCGCCGCGCAGCGGCGTACGCGCAGCAGCAATCGCAGGCTCTGCAAGGCACCGTCACCGAGTTGCAGGCACAGGTCCGCCTCCTCAGCGCGTCCCTCGGCGAGCAGCAGCAGGCCGAACAGACCCGCCGCCAGCGCGAGCTTGACGCGTACCTCGAAACCCTCCCCCCAGAGCAACGCCTGGAGCGCAAGATTCAGATCCTGGGGCAACAGATCCAGCAGATCCAGCAGATCCAGCAGCGGCCTGCCGCGACGCCGTCACGACCAGCGCAGCCACCTGCCCCCCAGCCGAACCAGGCCCAGCAGCCCACCGAGCAGGACTCGGTGGAGTACATGCGCCAGCGCGCCGTCCAGATCGTCGGCGAGGCGCAGCAAGAGTTCGGCGTCAAGGTGGACGTGTCCACCCTGCCTGACGCCGCCTGGGAGACCGAGGACGATTTCTACCGCGCGGTGATGCGAGAAGCCGCGCGCCAGAGCCAGGGAGACGGAAGCATGCCACGCAAGCCCCCCGCGAACGAAACCCCTCAGCAGATGCAAACCCGCATCCGGCGCGAGATCCAGGACGAGTTGGGCGTTTCGTCCCCCAACACTCCCAGGAGCGCGCCGCGCAACGGCAAGAAGCCGACTGAAGCCGACGTCCGCACGTTCGTGGACGGCTACCAGTCCGCCAAGGGCCCGCGAGCGTCGGTGGCCAAGCTGAAGGAGATGCGCGAGCGCATGGGATGACGACGGGCAGCACGGGGACGCAGGCCCTCAGCGCTCAGGTGAAGCCTCTTTACGGCGGGCGGAAGAAGCCCAAGAAGCCGAAGCCGCCACAGACTTCATCTAGGAGACGCTAATGCCACAAGGCACGACGGGTACGGTCGCCCTGGCCCCCGAGGTCAAGGCGATGTACGACGCAGACTTCTACCTGCAGGGGCAGTCGATGGTCTACTGGGATCAGTTCGCTGATCTCAAGGGGCCGGTCATGAACGGGCAGCGCGGCATCAGCCAGAACTTCCCGATCATCGAGTCGATGCCGCCCAACTTCACGGTGCTGGACGAGTTGATCGACGTGGCACCCAACCAGATGCGCGGCTCCGAGGTCGTCGTCACGCTGAGCGAGTTCGGCGGCGCGATTGAGGTGACCAAGTTCCTGGTGGCGACGGCCTACGCGGACGTGTACAAGCAGGCCGCGTACGTCAACGGCTACAACCTGGCCGAGTCCATCGACTACATCGCCCGCGCGGTGTTCGGGCAAGGCTCCCGCGTGTGGCTGCAGAACAACCGCACCGCGCGGTCGGGCTTCGCGGGCCAGACCACGGCCGCCGACGTGATGACCATCCGCTTCCTGGAGTTGATGGCCATGATCGCGCGGTCGATCAAGATGCCGCTGTACGAGGACGGCGCCATCGCCAGCGAAGTGCACCCGTTCGTGCTGTACGACCTGATGCAGGACCAGACCAACGGCGGCCTGCGCACCA